AGATTGAACAAAGTATAATGTATATACTACGCCTAAAGTCACCAATCCTATTAAAAATATATTTGATGACAATGTTAATAGATATCCTATAAGCATCAATATTATTACTAATCGAGTAATGGCATTTACTTTTTCTTCTGGTGACATACCTGGTAAAGGCCATATTTGTGTTATTTTATCATTCCTTAATAAAATTCTCGGATCTCTTAACCAAATTGGTGTGGGCATTATATATACTATTTATTATTTTATTTATACTTTTCCTTACACATTACTTTTTCTTACCTTTTGCCTTCTTTTTTTTCTTTCTATTATCCGATGTACTCTTTTCTATCGATTCTCCGAATGAATAAACTAATTCTTCCATTCCTAATTGATTTATTCCCTTTGATCTTATAGTTCCTTCTGGATTCTCTACTTGAACACCTTCACTTTCTGAAGCCTGTTTTTTTTGATCTAGTTTACTGCGCATTCTATCACGCATTTTTGCTCCGCGCAGATTTTGTTGCATCTGTTGATTAAACGCATTCATATCTACCTTTGCTCCTGCTCCCATTCCAGGAATACCCATTTTGGAGAACATACTTTCTAAATTATTCATTCCTGGCATATTTTTCATATTTGCTACAAATTCAGTTGCCTCTTCTAATAATTCAGTTTCTTTAATTGCTCCAGATTTGATCTTTGAATCTAATTTACTTCCAACATTCTTTACTAAATCCATAAGTTTAGCTGGATTTCTAAATAATTTATTAAATACATCATTTACTGAAGTTGCATCCCCCATATCAATATCTAATGTTTCAGCTGTCTCACCTGCAATCTCCTTTGCTAGACAGCCTAATTTTCCTTCCATCATTTTATTAATGTGATCATGTAATTCCTCTGCCTTAGGTATCTCCATTTGAGGTGGCTCTTCTTCATTTGCAACACCATCCTCTTCTGCCTTTTGTTTGAAAATTGTTTCCATCTCTCCAATTGTCGCCTCAATTTTTTGTTTAAATTCATCAGTATTGATTGCTTCAAATAATTTGGCAGTATCTCCAAAAGATTCCTCCGAATTTACATCAGTAATTACAGTAAATAAAATCAATTGGAGATACTTCCAAATAGTTGATTTAGTTGCATCTGTTATATCTGATTTCCATAATTCTACAAAATTAACATTTGGTAATAATTCAGTAGTTTCCTTATCAAATAACTCCTTATTCTCATATAATATATCAAAAAAATATTTAGGATATACTTCTTTGCAAAAAATATGTAATTCAGTATAATATTTATTCGTTTGCTCTGTATCATTTGCATCTACTGCACGATTTAATAAAAATACAGTATTTGCACTTGATTCAGTTATTTTATCAGGAAAAGTTCGAATTAAATCATTTGTAAAATCTCGGATTACTTTTGTAAATTCAGTAGGCACTTGCAATTCTTCTGACATAATATATTTATTCATAAATATATTATATTTAATATGTTATTTGTTAATTATATTTAATACTTTATTTATTAATTTTATTAATTCGTATGATATAATTCACATAACTTAGTTAAATTTTGCAAATAACCAATTGTTTTATTTAAATTTTCCTCACCCAATTCTTGAATTGGTTTTCGTAAAAGATTGATTTTTTCCAGTATAATACTTGGCTCATCAGCATCCAGTAAATCCTCACTATAATCTTTCTCAAGAAAAAATGATATATTACCGGCAATAATATCATTCTTATATTTATCTGCAATATGATGTTTCCATACAGTAACAACTAACCTAGGATTTGCCTTTTTTATTGCTAACAATGAAGTTTCTGCAGCCATTAAATCCATATTATTTGGAATAATAGAATTTATATCTTTAAATAATTCAATCAGATGAGTATTAAATGCAGATAATACATTCGATTTATTCATATATGCTATCTAATATATTTTCTTTATACTTTTTTATTTACCTAATTATTATTTATCTAATTATTATTTGTCTAATTATTATTTGTTACTTAAATCATTCTGTCTATCTTGTTGTAATTTATCAAGAGAAACCTCTCCAACTTTATTCGGCGTATAATCATCTGGTGGAGTTTCTATATTATCAGTATACTCTAATCTAACATTATTTCTAAGTTGTCTTAAACCACCATCACCCTTTGCAGATAATGCATCTACACTCTGATCTAAAAAACTATAATTATCCGATGAAACTCCACTACTATTCATATCATTAAATGAAAAAGCGGATGGTTCAACATTTTGAGATCTTTCTACTACACCAGATGCAACTGGTTGTAAGTGCTGGAGAATATCTGTTCCAAATAATACTTGATTACCTCTATTTAATAATAATAATGCAGGAACCTTATCAACTGTCGGTGGCAAAATCATTTCTTTTCCATTTTGAAGAATTAGATAAGTAGAACCATCTGCTTTTCGAACTCTGTTATCTATACATAAAAAATGTATATCCTTTTTTAAATGTGATTGTGATAATTTTTGTAACATACCAGTGCAATTATTACAATAATTACTATAATAAAAGATTGTACTCATTTATATAAATATCTATTTTTCATCTATTTTTTTAACTTATTTTAATAAAAAATTGATTTAATAATTTGTCGATTTATTATATACACATTTAATGAATCCTTCAGTATTAGATATAAGCGAAAAGAACAATGTTCTTAAATTTACTATCAGCAATATTAATGTAAGTATGGCTAATGCAATTCGAAGAGTTATAATCGCAGATATTCCTACAGTAGTCTTTCGTACTGCTCCACATAATGAAAATCAAGTAGTATTTAATATTAACACTAGTCGTCTAAATAATGAGATCCTTAAACAACGTCTATCATGTATTCCTATCTATTTAAATGCTTTAGACAGTTTAATAAAAGACTATAGTGCCGAAATTGATATTAAAAATGATACTGATACCCTTATATACGTAACTACTGCTGATTTTAAAATTAAAAGCAAAACTACGGATAAATATCTCAGCAATGAAGCAGTTAAATCTATCTTTCCACCAGATCCTATATCGAATCAATATATTGATATTTGCCGACTTCGACCTAAACTATCTGATAATCTACCTGGAGAACATCTTAAAATAACATGTAATTTTAATATTGGAACTGCATCTGAAAATGGTTCGTTTAATGTAGTATCTACATGTAGTTATGCTAATACACCTGATCTATTCAAAATTTCTCAGGCAAAAGAAGAAAAACTATTAGACTTAAAATCTAAATATGATGATGAAACCGAAATTACATATCAAATTACTGACTGGATGAATCTAGATGCTAAAAGAATTACAATTCCAGATAGTTTTAATTTTAAAATCGAAACGATTGGTGTATTCAAAAATGTAGAAATTGTTTTAAATGCTGTTAATATTATTATCCAACGTCTCAAAAAAATTATTGATATATATTCTAAACCAAACTCATTAATTATTAATAGTACCGCCACAATTGCAAATGCATTTGATATTAATCTTGAAGAAGAAGATTATACTATTGGAAAAATTCTAGAATACATTCTATATGAAACATACTATAATAATCAGAAAACTCTATCATTTTGTGGCTTTCGTAAACCACATCCTCATATTAATTTAAGCATTATTCGATTGGCATTTGAAACAACTGCCGATAAAAATACTGTTATTGAATATATTGTTAATGCATCAAATATTGCTATTAAATATTTTGAAAATTTACTACCTTCATTCGGTCAAATGCACCCAGATGAATTAGTTGCACTAAATAGTACCATTCCACAAACTATTAGTGTTAAGTCACAAAATACTGCAATCCCAGAACCAGAACCAGAATCAGAAATTCCAGTATTTGTTCCTGGAACATCAGAAGAAATTGAGGTAGAGAAAACCGCTAGCTAAATTCAAATAATCATTAATTTATACTTCCTATAATTTTTTAATAATTATATATTTTTTATATAATTATTCAATCTTATAATCTTATGATCTTATGATCTATATCTCAATCTCCATAGAATTAATATTTGCATTATTTACTAATGCCTTACCAATAATTCTTAGATGATAATTCAGAGAATACATTAACCGCGCTGGCTCTAAATTATTTACATATGCTATCACTACATATCTATGTATATAACCATTTTCTTGCTTAATTGATAAATAATGTTGATGCAACGTATACATATGTATACGAAATTGACTTAAAAATTCATTTAATGGCTTCTCCTTTTTTATATAACATCGAATATAATTACTATATAATTCATCTGTAAATAAATGAATCTGTTTTCGGTATTCGAAAAATGAGTTCCTCGCTTCTGGAAAATACTGGAGATATTCCTTTACCTTATTTAATAGTCGTAAACAAAGATATTGATATTGCAACTTAGAATTATTACCTCTTAATTGTTTTAAATATTCATAATTTGGATTCCTAATCTTTGTTCTCTTCCCTGTAGCACTTTTAATCATAATTCCCATTGAATTAATATCTGTATTCATAGAACCAAACTGCTGCTTTAACTGATCAAATGATTCAAATGCAAACTGATATGGATGCAACATTTTAGATAATACTGGTTCTAATCCATTATTTTGATACTCACTTTTAGGCATTTCAAAAATATTCAACCCATCGATTTTATATATTGATATCAGATATAGTCGCATCTCTTTTAATGGTAATACAAATTTGTTCTTTGGATGTTGCATTACAAATGAATATACAAAATCAGAACATAACTCATTAAAATCTAACATTATATGACCGCAAATTTCCATAAATAATTCTTCAAATGTTGGCTGATCCTTAAAATATGTAATATTTCCACCAACACTGCTTTTAGTAGCAATTTCCCACTTAGCTATATCTTTATCATAAAATAAATTAATCATTGTACCCTCTATAAATTCTTCCGCAAAACACTCGGACTCCGCAAATTGAGCCGCAAATACATCTAATGATAAAGACTTCGGTGGGGAAAATACATTGATTTTACCATTACTATGAATAACAGAACGAAATAACCCAAGTTTATCTATCATGTCATAAGTTAATACCTGTTTATCATATTTTATAATATTATAAACTTTATTATTACGCATCCACTTCTTAGACATAATATTCGCATTATTATTTATTGGACTTTCCTCAAGATTCATATTGTTCGAGCTATCAATCATTTCATTACCTATATAAGATAAATCATATATAATAGGAGACATATATAGACTATTATATAAATTGGTTTCTTATCTTTAATTTCATTTCGTTATTGATAATAATTTCTACTATAAATATAAGGTAATGGTTGATTCCCCTACAGAAAATATAAATATACAACTAGGAGATATTGTTGACCTTATTGCACCAGATAATGAACAGCTACATTTACAACAATTTTATATTGAATATATTGATCCTACTAAAATTTTACTAGTTAATACCGAATCTAAACAACTTGTTCAACTAGATATTAAAGATGGTGAATTATCTGATGAATCCGTTATTCAAATAAATTTGTTAAGTAGAGCAGATGCACCTGGTTATGCTAGGCAACATAATTTAGTACCTGGCATATGGGTCGATATATATATACAGACTAACGGTGAACCACTCAAAATAACTGGCCTAATTATGGCTTTAGAAGAAGATACTGTCGATATTAAAACTTACCCAGAAGAAGATATTATATATCTGGATTTTGCATATCAAGGTCTTCCACAAGACCCACCAATTGAAAAAATTATTATTAGAAAAGAACCATTAACGGAATCTAATATTCCTGATTTAGCCGATAAAGAAGAATTAAACATACCTAAGTCCGCAGAACAACTTTCATCTATATCTTCATCAACTTCTATATCACCTGATATAATACAATTACAAGTACAACAAGCACTTATGGAAGGAAACCAAATTATATTAGGCGATGATTTAGAAGAAATTGAACAGTTAGTTGATGTTCCTGAAAATGAACGTCGCTTTAGTCTTGAAAAACAAACTGATGATCTTCTAGATGAACTATTATCTAATATCCCAACACAAAAAAGAACTAATGCAGCATTAAATAATATTCATACAATGATCGAGAGATATACTCAACTTAGAAAAGCTTATTCTAATTTTGATAAAAACGGTAATGCTAATATTCCAGAACATATCAGTGAAAACCATAAACCATTAATTCAACCACTCGCAAATCTTGAACTTAATTTAAGCTGGATTCTTCCTGTATCTATTAATAGAAAAAAAATATATGATCTCGATGATCGAGTTGCCGCAGATACTGGCTCCACTAGCATTGTTGATGTGAAATTAGCTAATGTTATTAGCGCCGAAGAAACTGATATGGAACTTTATAAAACAGGACACCAATCAGCCGATGAAAATAATTATGTTAATCTATTCAGAACCTTAAATGAATATTTTACTCCATTTGATCCACCACTAAATCCTGAAAATAGTATTATTTCAAAAAATGTATCAACAAATATACTCAGTGTTGTTAATAATTTAGATGAAATGATGTCTATTGTCGCCGGCAAAAATTCAGAATCATTAGAAAAGAAAAAATTCTTGCTAGAAACATATACTCGTGGTCTTACTTACCTTCAAAATGCATCACCTACAGATTTAACATCCTCCGATCTATTAACTATTAAATCAATATTAGTTTTGACAATTCCAGAATTATTGTTTTCTCGACTAACTTGTCCAACTACTAAAATTTTAACAAAAATGGAATTAGATAGTGCTCATTTACTCTATTGGCAAATCCTTAATAAAAATACAGAAATTGGTCAGACTTTAACCATTGATTCATTAACCGGTTCAAAAGAAAAATCCGGATATGATTCAGATACATCCGATATTGATAGAGTCTCTCGGTTTAGAAAAACTCTACTTTCTAATACTCGTGAATATATTTTAGACGAATCTTTATACAAAGATAGTAATAGTCCAAAAACATTTGAACTATTCTTAGATCAAATAATTCCCACTAATGAAGAGTGTTTTAATATCCTTAAAAAATATATAAAAAATCCATTATCAGTTCATTCTATTGTACAATTTCTAGAAGTTTTTAATATTTATCATAATGATTTAACTAGCAACCAATATTCTAAAATTACAAATTTTGTTCGATATAATATTGCATCCTACAAAAGTTCCTTCGCCGCAAACTTATCAACTTATACAAAATTAGCCGCTAAAAAACCAGTTCTACAACAACCTAGTAAATGGCTTAAAATACTTTCAACTCATAAATCTCTTAATACTATTGTACTTGATGCATATGGACTTACATCTGATTATACTGATTCGGAAATTTTTACACGGATTTTTAGTATTGATTACGGCAAATTATTTACAATTGCTCTAATTAGAATTGATCTAGATCTACAATCAACCGGATTAATTAAAGATTTTGTTGATAAATATGAAGAATCAATTAATGCAAAACGATTACTTACAAATACATGCAAAACTATAAGCAAAAGATATACTAGCCTAGAAAATCTTGCTACAGATAATAATTCAGAAATATATGTAGATTCGGAATTCGATAAAACTAATTATTTATTTATTGAAAAATATAAATCAGATCAAGATACGCTTCCTGCAGATCAATTCAAAACTCTTTTAAAAACAAAATTACTCGAAAATAAAGATCTATCACCACAGAACGCAGAACGTGAAGCAAATGCTATCCTTCTAAAAAAACGGATTGTTGAAAATGGCGACTATGCAATAGTAGTATTACCAAAAACGGAATCTTCAGAACCAATCACCCAATATTTCTTACGCAAAGATAATAGTTGGGTACCAGCAACTGATTTAATCGGCAACGTTGAAATAAAAGATAATCAGCTATTATGCGATCTACAGGAAGACTGTATTTCAATAGAAGGTAAATGTAAAACATTTAAACAAACTGAATCTATTATAGATGAAAATACATTAAAATCTATATATAAAGAGTTCGATGACACCTATGGCGACTCTGAAGCTGATATTAGACAAAATATTGACAAAATTCTTGAACAAAATATCAGCAGAATTCAACTTTTACGCCAATCAAAAACTGCTCGGTTTTATAAATATAATAAAATGATGCAAGACCTTGGTCAGACCTTTGATGATGCTATAGAACTAACAAAAACTTCTCCACACGAAAATCTTCGCGAATTAATTCTTGGACAAGGAGATTTCATTAAAAAACAACATTATATTCAACGATTTTCCCTATTATTTACTCGCAAACCATATGCAACAGAAAATCAATATTGGCTATATTGTATTAAAACCGATGTTAAACTTCTTCCTACATTTTTAAGCCATTTAGCTAACGTTATTATTTCTAAAGGGGATTATTTATATGAACTAGATGTTGTCGCAACAAATCAAGGGACTATAAGTGATGACGGTGATGCATACGTAGATAAATACAGTGGTTACTTTATTAAACGCATCGATTTTGACACCGAAGAAGGGTTTACTGAAGAAGGCTTTAAATTAAAAACTCGCGAAAAATTAGAACAAGATCTTGGAGACGCTGTATTAGAATTAGATATTGCTCCAAAACCCAGTGGAATAATCGAAACAGAGGAAGCTAAAATAATTATTAATATAATTAATGCAATTACTGGTATAAATGGTATGGGTATTAACATTGAATCTGATAAAAATTTTATTATTAATAATGTCTTATTGTTACATAAAAAAATTGCCCCAAATAAACAACAATATGAGAGACGCACTAAGAAATTAGAAACTGAAGGCAAAAGAATCACTTCATATGAAGATGAAATTGGTCGACCCCTAATAATACTTATATTTGTATTTATAGCAATTGCAATTCAGACTAATATCCCTGGGATTGAGATAAATAAAACATTTCCAACATGTATTAAATCATTCAAAGGATTTCCCATTTCAGGAGATGATTTATCGCCTCTTACCTATATTGCTTGCATTGCAAGAAAAATGCGAAGCAGTGAATACCCATGGAATTCTATCAAACAATTAAAAGAGGAAAAACTTGTACTACAAATGAAAAATACCATTGATACATATAAAATAATTGCTACTCCTGCTGTTAGATTGAAGATTGATGAAATGCGCATATTCAATAAAACTAAGCGAAAAGATATAACATTTGACATTGAGCATCTAGAAACCTTACATGGATTTCTGCCGCCATTAATTCCATTTACGGTAAAAGCTTATCCCTTTGTTGCTGGATTTAGCGAACTTCTTGCTAAGAATATTAGAAATGGAAGCTCATTACAGCAAGAACAAATTGCAATTATCAAATCTAAAATGCTTACATTTGGTTTATCAATTCAACAGAGTATTCAAAAAATAATTAATAAAAAAGATCCATTAATTACTACTAGAGCCGAACATCCATTTCTTGAAAATGCCTGCTGTAATTCCGAATCTACAAATATAACACAATATTTTATCGATATTGATAATTCTATAGGAATAAATAACCAAATTGTCTCGTCATATGATGATATCAGAGATGATATATTTGCCGCGTCGACCGCACCTTTATTTTTTGACCCAACAGATACTAAATATAAATACCCTGATATTGGCGGCAATTTCTCTCCTGATACTATTTATAGAGCATTTGTTGTTTTCTGTAAACACAAACAACTGGCATTAAGTGAGAATTTACGAGAAGTATGCGGTTTATCACCTGAACTTCCATTTATTGAAGAAACAACTGATCAACGAATTGATCGATTAAAAGAATCTGGAATTAATTATGATGAAGAATTATTGCAAAAGTTATTATCTATTGTTAATACTAAAAATAGAGTATATATTAATTTATCAGTCGATGCACCAAATATATTACAGCTATTTACAGACAAATTAAACACATTAGCTGCTACTCCAGAAAATCCAGTTATTCCAAGTTTTTTAGTAGATAAATTACTGCAATTAATTGATACTTATTCTCTCAAGCAAGATTCACTAGCAGAATCCAGAGCATTAAAAAATTATCTTGATACTCAAAATTCAGCTCTCAGTGATACTATTAAATTATATGTTCGCTCTAATGCTAGTCTATCCAAAACGAGATTCACTAATTTTGTGGAATGTTTAGATAATATTACATCTTTTCTAGAAATTGGTGATGATATCTATGTGGCCAAAAAAGACGAGTCTGTTTTTAAAATGATGTTTTTTGTAAAAAATACTTTGCGCAATTTAATTGATGTTTTCCCCAATATTATAACAAACAAAGTAAATTATTTAGATGTAACTATTCCAAAACATTGGAATTTATCCCAACGACATGTTACTGATTTAAAAGAAATTGTTAGTGGATATTATAAAAATCTTAAACCTTTTTATAGCGAACCAGACCTCGATACAATATTAATAAATATACAATTAAAATGCAAGGATATCATGGAATTAGCTTTAGTTACACCATATTTTACATCTTTTAATAATGGAACCGAAGTTGTTAATTCTATTTTTGATGAAAGATTGATTACCTTATTATTTAAAAATTATTTGTTGACTACTATAAATGAGTACATAAATTTAAGTTATATCTCTCAGGCACCTACTCTACCAGAAGATGTTTTAGCTATAGGTGAAGTTGCACAATTTCAACCAGTGGATGACGATGATGAAGCATCTTATATTGCCCAAGCAACAATTGCTGGAGTTAAAAAGGAAATTATGAATAAAGTATCATTATATTTAGTGGCTACTACACAAATTGTATGTACTGATAAAATAAATATTAATTACAATAAAGAATCTATAATGGGCAAAATACTTGTCGCTAGAGAAAAAGAAAAGGATACTATAACTGAGTATCTAGGTAATCTATCAGATGAAGAGAGAGAAGTCGAAAATCTTTTTAAGAAACATAAATTAGAAAAATGGAGTAAGGGATTACAAAAAGGATTAACCCAATACGTTAGAGATGACTATGATGAAGAACGTGAGAATATAGATAAACAATTGATTAGAGAAAAGGAATTATCTAAACACTCTGGTGTCACTAATCAAAATAGCAATATATATTCGGATGAAATAGACGACGAACTTAGACGCGCCGATGAAATTGATAATGAAGAATACTCATTAGAAGGATTCGGTGGTGAAGATGATAATTCTGATAATGATGATAATTAAGAAACAATATCTATTTTTTGTATTATTCACAAAAAATAAATAACAATAATATATAATGTACAGAGCATATATTAAAAAAAATAGTACCGCATCTGCAATAATAATATTTTTAGTAATATTTGCCATCTTTATGTATCTTAAACCGGCATTCCTATTTACAGAACATGGTTCAATTCGCAACTTTGGATTAGGCAAACGAAATTGTACAATTCTACCAATTTGGTTATTTGTAATTATTGCTGCGATAACCGCATATTTACTAATTTTATGTTATCTTAGATAATATATCTTACGTGCCACGATTTGTATATACTCTGGCTTGTTCAGCATCATCTACAGTATCTGATTCCAATGATCGTTCATACTCAGTATGACGCTGTTGCATTTCAGCAACACTACTTTTACATCCAGAACTAATAAGATAACTATAAGATGTTGATGCTGTAAGAACTCCGGCTAAACTAAACCATATAAATTGGGCAATTATTCCTTTAAGTCTAACGAGTTGTCGTAATTCATCTTTATATTTATTGGCACCTTCCTGTAGTAATTTACCAGACTCAAATTTTTCCCAAAAATTAGAGAATCCAGCATCTGTATTTGGTATCTCATTTATTATTAGCGATGGATCATCATAGATTATTCCTAAAGTTTTAGATAAATCTGTATTGCCAGTTATTTCTTTTGACTTAAGAATATGTTCATCTAATAATTTTCTAAGACCAGACAATTTAGCAATACCATAACCAAAAGTATTTGAGAAAGGGATTAACCATCCCGGAAATACCGCAATTACTATATTTAGGATTCCAAAAATTAATAACCATGGAAATATTGTTGCAATAAATGCTGGACCTACTTGGATTGACCCACATATACTCGAGGTTAATTGTATACTTATCCATATTTGTATTAATATTAATAAAAGTATATATATTACAAATATACCAATTCCATATTGTTCTTTAGTCTTATATTGAAATATGAAATATGGAATTGTTAATAAAAAAAATATGCCAATTGGTAAATTCGGACTTGGAGTACCCATTTATAGATATTATTTATAAATTTTTTTATAAAATAATTTATTAATGGAAATTATAAAACCTTCTTTAACAAACCTCACAACCAAATTTCATATTCGTATGTCATTGAAAGAATCAAGACAGTTTAAGGATAAATATATCACTATTGCTATTAACATTATACTATTCATAGTATTTGTTACATTAGTTATAGCGCTTTTATATTATAAATATAAAGGCAAACTAACTCCTCAAGAAAAGAGTATTAAAGATAAACAAAAAAAACAATATTTGTTTCAAAAATTACATCAAATTTCTTATGAAAAACAGAAAGAAAACCAGACTTTAATAACTGATTTGCCCCTAATATAATTAATTGAAATTTCAAATTAATTATAAATGCTTTTATTATATAAATGGCTTCTAAATCTAAACAAAAATCTACTATAACTTTTGGCGATGCAATAAATCGTTATTATAAGTTGAAGGGAGAGTATGATACAATACTTAAAAAAGGGATTGGAAAAATTGTTAGTAATAACATATTATCACCTGCCGAAAAGCACGATAAATACAAAACACTTAAGAAAAAATGTATAATATGTGGTAAAACCGGGGGAACAATCTTTCGACAAGATGGAAATGTTCTAGTTGCTAAATGCGGCAATGATGAAACTCCTTGTCGATTAAATATTCAACTACAAAAAGCCAAATATATAAATATTATGAATGATGTTAATTATTTGCATAATAATGTTAATACAAATAAAACTTCTATAGTTGATACCAAATTACAATTTTTGTTTGGATTTGTTAATGAACCAACTACTCTCTCAACTTTTAATACTTTAAAGATTAAATTAGTAGATTCAGTTAAACAATATCAGAAAATTTCTGAAAAATATGTTAGTATTATTGGAAATACTACGCATCAAACAAAATTATTGAGTCTTACTGATGCATTACATGCTGAAATCCAAATTTTCAAAGATTTAATCCAAAATTTTGAAGAAAGCAGTACTATACAGTTTTTAAAAGATGCTGTTGAATTATATGTAAATAAAATATCTGTTATTGCCAAAGAAATACAAACTTTAAAATATAAAGTTCAATATGTATACCAAGAGAATGAACTATATCATCTTGTACAAGACTCATATACTCCATCTGATGTAGAAATTATAGCACCAGGCACTGAAAATAAGATACTTGCTTTTAGCATCTAATTATTCTAAAAAAAAAATAAATTTTATTATAATGGAAATATATAAATGATCCTTGGTAAATATATTGATTTTAGAATTTTTTTGGTAAGTCTTTCCCTGGGTATATTACTTGTTTATATTAATCAACCTCCCCCAACTATTATCTATGTTTATCCAACTCCAGAAAATATAGATAGAATTCAGTATAAAGATCATATAGGCAATTGTTATAATTTTACCGCTTCAGAAGTTGAATGCCCAACTAATAAAGCTGATATTCATGTAATTCCAATACAAACAGGTGAAATTAATTAGTCTTTCTAATAATTCTATTATAGATATATAATATACATGGCTAAGTTAGCAATAAAGGATATAATTAATAGCACTAGGGGGAAATATGTTTTATCTCTACTATTAGGATTAGGTCTAGCTACTTTATTTAGACGAGCATGTAAAGATCGGAATTGCCTAGTTTTTAAAGCACCCAAAATGTCAGAAGTTAAGGGTAAAACATTTCAATATGATAAGAAATGTTATAAATATAATGAGCAAAATTCTACTTGTAAAAAAACTGAAAATAATGTAATTTTAGAAATAGATAAATAGGTATTATTTGCGTAATTGTTACTATATATATAACGAATTTATATATATAATGTCAAGCGGCACCACATCGATTGATCAATTACCAATAAATCCACAAAGTACCACGCCTGCAGCACCAATTCAACCAACTGCACCAGAGCAACCGGCACCAATGTCTAGTGAAAATATTAAAATCGAAAATTATGGACAGCAATTGGAAGTTGAAAGAAAAACCGATGGGGCAGCACAACTTCCGCCAATTGATTATGGTGCTCAACTTACCTCAGTTTTAAAAGAAGCTGCAGCATCTGGCGCAACTGTTTTGCCATCTAGAGATATTCCCCAACAAACTATATCAAGACAACAAGATATTAATGTTAAACCAGATTATGTACCTAGTTCGGAAACGAATGACTATATTGGAGATATTCTTAATAAAGAACGAATTATCCAAGATAATCAGAAAAAGTTAAATCAGGCTGATAATATGGATTATATATATCAAAATCTACAATTACCAGTATTAGTTGGTGTTATTTACTTTTTATTTCAACTTCCAGTTGTTAGAAAAAATTTATTAACTTTTTTACCAAATTTATTTAATAAAGATGGAAATCCTAAATTATCAGGTTATGTATTTAATAGTATTATGTTTGCTTCATTATATACTCTTTTAGTTAAAGGAATGGTTTATTTGCAAGATTAACAGATATAGATATATCTGGATAATCAATTCTGTTGCTCATTTAATTGAATAATATCGCAATTCATTTCTCTACATAAAGGATCTACTAGTGAATCATTATTATAATTATTTATATAGAAAATTCTCTCTATTCCAGAAGATAAAAGAAGTTTTGTACAATTAAAACATGGATAATGTGTAATATATGCAATACATTTATTACAAGATACTCCTCGCTTAGCACAATCAACTATCGCATTTTGCTCTGCATGTACTGTAGCGACCTCATGTCCATCTTTCTTTTGAGAGATATGCGAACATCCAGATATAAACCCATTATAACCTTGAGATATAATTCTATTATCTCGTACTAAAAGGCATCCAACATGTAATTTTGAACAACTTGATCGAGATGCTGTTAATTCTACAATATTACAAAAATATTCATTCCAAGTAGGGCGGCTCATATATAAAAATATTGAGTTTATTTTTATATACTTTAATAACTCTTAATTAAAGTATATGACAAAGAGTGCAACTACAATAAATCCTTTCAAAACTTATATACGAGCATTAATAGATAATTTAGATAAAACAACTATACCTAAAAAAATGAACCTAATATTGGATGGTGGAGCTTTTAATGGTGGATATATGGCTGGTATGTTATTATATCTTATGGAAATGAAAAATTTGAAAATCACTAGTATTGAAAAAATATCTGGCACCAGTATCGGTGCAATATGTGCTATTGGATTTTTTGCGAATGCACCAGATTATGCAATTAAAGTATTTGATAGACTTATTAAATCATTGCGAAAAACCCTATGTTTATCTGAAATTATTCCATTAATAAAAGAATTGGTTGATATGGTAGATATATCTAAGTTAGACAATAAATTATTTATTACATATTATGATGTTATAAATATGAAACAAATAGTTGTATCTACTTATCCAAACAAAGAGATGCTAATAGATACAGTAATTAAATCATGTTTTGTTCCTTACTTAATGGATGGTAATGTAACTTATAATGATAGATATTGTGATGGCTGTACTCCGTATGTATTCAAAAAAGATACAATTCCGTCAATGTTTATTTCACTGCATGGTATAAAAAATATAGGAAATATGTTATATACAAAAAACGAAGTTAATATTTGGACTAGGTTATTGTATGTTGTAGTAGATATAAATGGTTTTTTTATGAATAATAAATCTGAATTTTGCAGTTTTGTAGATAAATGGAATATATTAGATTTTCATATTTTTCATTTTAGAGAAATTATATGTTTTATACTAATTATTTTTCTTCACTATTCTACTTATATAAATAATAAAATGCCAGATACTATTAAATCTAATAAATATTTATTACGTATTATAGAAATTGTTTCTACTTTATATAAAACAATTTTCAGTTATATAATACTTTGATTTATAAATATATCTATATATATATATATATATATTATATGCCAAAAGTAAGCGATGATATATATAATTCGTGGACATTAGATAAGTTTGATACAAATATTGCGATAAATGATCGCAAGGGGAAAAACTATAGTAATTCTACAGCACGACAACGAGCGGATGAATTACGTATAGAGAGAAAATATCAAGTAGATAGGGGTGCTACGAAAGATATTTCTGGTTCAGATCGAGCTAAAAATTCTACTTCAAAGAAAGTAACTAATATACTCAGAAAAACCCATATAGAAACTCAAAAAGAACTAGCAAAGTTTGAAAAGCAAATACAGAAAGAAAGAGAAATAGAAGAAATGACTGCTCTACTTGATGATCTAGAGAGTATGACTGAAACAGATGAACAAGTTGCTAGAAAATTACAACTAGAAGAAGAAGAAAAAAATAGATCTTATTATATTGGTGGTAGAAGATTGCATCGTTCAAAATCTAAGAAATCTAAGAAATCTAAGAAATATAAGAAAATAAGAGCCAAAAGAGTCACTCGTCGATCAGGATTGATTAATTCTAGGAATGTAGTTAATCAAACCAGAAAGTCTAAAATACATCACAAAAGATCATATTGATTATATAACATGAGAGCATATTCACATATTATATAATGAAGGTTCTAATAATTAAATGTTACCATTAAATATATATTTTTGAAATAAAAAAAAAATTCTCAAATCGAAAAATTAAAAATGGACAAGAAAAGTATGTCCAATTTTGAAAAATGGAATTGAGAATTGAAAAAAACGAAAAAAAAACAGTGAAAATGAGTTTTAGACCTTACAGGTAAGAAAACATGTCAAAATCAGGAATTCAATTGTTACCAACGAAAAAATGATAATAAAAAAATCGATTTAGGCATTTTTTTGGTTGTACAATATATACAACAAAAAATGCAAGAAAAAATGCAAAAAATGCAAAATTTATATTGTTGTGATCCGTGTGACTTTGCTACCTGCAACAAATATAATTATGAGAAACATAAATTGACATCTAAACATCAAAATACAACAATATACAACACAAATACAACATTATTGCAAAAAAATGCAAGACCGGTGGAATTATTTTCTTGCCAATGTGGAAAGGCTTATCCATATAGGGCATCTTTACATAATCATAAAAAACATTGTTTATATATAAAAGATGATAATAATAAAAAAGTTATAAATCAGGTACTTAATATTCGCACAAAAAATAAACCAAATGATGTATCAAAAGATTTGATATTAAAGTTAGTAGAGGAAAATACAGAGATTCGTTCATTATTATTTAATCAATTTCAAACTATGCAGGCTCAGATGTGTGAGCAGCAAAAACAGATGCATGATCAAATAAATGAATTAATTCCTAGAGTAGGAAATAATAATACTATTAATAAACAGAAATTAAATATCAATATATTTTTAAATGAGCAATGTAAAGATGCTCTTTCGATGGAGCAGTTTATAAAAAATATAGAAGTTACATTAGGAGATTTATTAGTAACTAAAAATAAAGGATTGACAGAGGGTGTATCAAACATATTTATAGAAAATATGAATAAACTTTCTCTCTATGAGAGACCATTACATTGTACAGATGTAAAACGTGAGATCGTATATATTAAATCGGAGGATGGGCAAAAAGGTGGTAAATCGCAATGGGAAAAGGATGATGCAAATATGAAATTAAAACACGCACTGAAGAAGGTTACGCAAATGCAATATCATAGTCTAGAAAAGTGGGTAGCAGAACATCCGAATTGGGAAGATAATTCGGATGAACAGGAGGAATATTTATTATTAGTAAGAAACTGTACTGATGAATTTAGTGATAAAGAGAATAAAGTTATAAAGAAATTATGTTCACAAGCACATGTTAATGTGGGAGAGAATTCAACTCTTCTTTGAATTCTTCTTTAAGTTCCTTTTCTCTTCTTTGAATTTTTCTTTAAGTTCCTTTTCTCTTCTTTGAATTTTTCTTTAAGTTCCTTTTTTCTTTGAATTTTTCTTTGAACTCTTCTTTTTCTTTGAACTCTTTGAACTCTTTGAACTCTTCTTTTTCTTTGAACTCTTTGAACTCTTCTTTTTCTTTGAATTCTTCTTTTTAGAACAATTCTTGTCTTTATAATTCGTCTTTTTAGCAGGCATATATCGTAAGAAATATTTTTGATATTCTTCTCTGAGTGGAGAATTTTGTAGTTTATTAT